GCTAAGAACACCCCGAGGATGCCAGCTAATAGTATACGATGCTCTATAAAGAACGTTACTATTTCTGATCCGGCCACTCTGAGCTCTGTTGCAAAAATGATATTGCTAAACTAGCAGACAAAAGAGATGACACAATAACAGTTAACGATTCATGAACTCCTATTATTGATATAGTATAGTAAAACCAAAACAGACTACCAATAAAAGCTAGCCAGGTTCTAAGAAAAGTAGTAGGATGATAGAGTACAGTCCAAATACTAAGCCCACTAAAGATCAGCATCTCTATTACCCACAGTCGCATCATTTGAAAATCAACCATGTTCTTAGGCAGCGGATCTATAATAGAATAGATAGCAAGAATGATTAGAGCAAACGAGCTCCACAGTTCCATGATGCTAGTATCGAGATTAAAGAACTTCCTAAAGACTTTCATTAATTACTTTCGATGATTGTTTATAGCAAACATCATAAGTGTAATCATTACTAATGAATTAAAAATAGTCCAGATATTATCTGCTACTGTTTTAAAATACGGAATGCCTTGTAGGTGTGCACTCATCCAACTTCCTTGAGCAAGAATAAGTAAGAACGCTGTTATTACAGAAAAAATAGTAGCGAGATTAACCATGCCTTTATTTTTATTTACTGCCAATCCTGCTACTACAATAGTAGCAATAGCAAGAAGAATTGGAATTAGTTCTACTGCAAACCAAATGTCGTCTTGTAACTCAATACCAAACCAAAGGTTCATTACTTGATTCATACTTTAATCCTTTTTAAAATTTAAATAGTTCATTAAATGCGTTAGCGTCGTTGCTAACTGTATCATTAATTCTACGCTCACTAATAGTTATATATTCTTGAGATAAATCCATCCCAATGTACTTGTGACCTAAGTTTAGTGCTGCTATGCCAGTACTGCCGCTGCCGTTGAACGGGTCTAGTACAACACTGTCTTCACCTGGCGCATATACATTAATTAGCCAACGCATTAGGTCAATTGGCTTAGGAGTGGGATGCGTGTTATACTCGCCACGTTCTTTGCGTGTTACTCGCGGAGCATAGAAATACTTTTGATGTTCGCGAACATCAAAGTGTCCTACAATGTTACTTGGGTATCTGCCGTTAGGATTAGCGTCAACTTTTTTAGTTTCTTGTTCTGTGCTCTTGATTACTTCACTACCGAACGCACGACGCTTTGCGCCGTCACTGTGCCATCCAGTAGGCGGCTTACCGTCCCACGGAACACGATTGCCTTCGATGTTGATAGTGCCTGTGCCCCAACGTTCGACGTTTGCTTTAATTGTTTTTTCACTAATAGGCTTTTGCGCAACAGCAATAGGCTCGTGCGCAGGCTTTAGTTTGTTTGCCTTTGCCATCTTAGTTGTGATCATCCAAATTACTTGATCACGAATGTCAAAGCCGCCGTCTTCCATGTTCACTGCCATACGGTGATACAGTTCGGGACTACAAAAGCTCAGCGCCCATCCGCCGGGCTTTAGTACACGTAGCGCTTCTTTCCAGGTACTGCTAGGCGGCACGTTGCGATCCCAACCTACACCAGCAATGTCCATACCGTAAGGTGGATCAGTTACAATCAAGTCAACAGAGTTTTCCTCCATGTCTTGAAGCAGTTCAACGTTGTCGCCGCACAGTAGTTTGTAATTCATATTGTCTCCTATAATATTATTATATGCCAATCTGCTAACATGTCAAGGCTTAAATGCGTTGCCAATAAAAATGTTATGAGCCGGGCCAGCGCCTCCTTGACAAATATTTTTCCAAAGTACACTAAGGGTTATGATATCATAACCTGCAGCATTTTGGATTTTAAAACTACTTCGATCGTCGCATACAACCCTAGCAACGGTACTATCCATCTGCGAGAAGTCGTAAAACTCAACAGTTTGAGCTTTAGTCTGATACTGCTTGACAACGCAGTAGACTAGATTTTCAGTTTGTGTAACCTTTGTTGTATTGTTTCCGGCTAGGATGTCGTCTACCATTTGCTGCGTTTCACGTAAATGATTTGATAACAATTCAGTAACATAAGAAGCATACTGAATTTGTCCCGGACGAGTAATAGCCTTAATTTGCTTAACTAATTCAGAGTGGCCGGCATCACGGAGACCACGCAAGGCCTTTTCGTAGTGCGCTTTTTTCTCTAGTGTATGCCCTACTACGCTTTCCACAAGATCATAACGTTGTTTACGTAGACCTAAGTTATCATCAAAGTCGCTATAATTAACAGCATCTTTGACGTATTTCTTAATAAAGTTATTGCCGGGGTTTGCCTTAGTGCCAGAGCTGTCAGCTTTAGATGTTTTAAGCTCTACAGGAATTTTAGTATCGTCACTGAGAAATACATGTACATCTCCTGCGTCGCCGTAAGATGTTGCGCCTACCCACTTGGCAGTTTTTATACTCTGCTTAAACTCTGCTTCTACATGCGCTCGTACCGCATCTGCAATCTTTTGATCAGCAGCATTAACTGCTTCGCCGCGAATGCCAGCAGCAGTGTTCTTTTCGACTTCTTCAGCCCAATCTCGTTCAAGCTTACCCATAAGTAAATGTCCTCTTGCTCTTTACTGTATATACATAGTACAGTCAGAGTTCGAGCGTGTCAACGATTATTTTTTAATTAGACTCGTAGTATTTGTAAACTCGGTCCCACCAAGCTTTTTCCCAATCGTCAAACTCGTCAGGCCAAATATCAAATTGCTGGTACTCGCCTGCTCGACTACACATGAATACGTGACCTTCACGGATGTCAGTGCCGTACACTTCGTTGTGAGCAATAGCATAGGCAGTTAGCTGTAGAAAGTAATCTTCTACCCATTCAAGTTTCTTAGGCTTGTTGGTCTGCTTAAAGTCCATTATACACGGACTGCCTTTGTAAGTACCTACAAGGTCAGTTGTCCCAGCATAAAGATTAGGAACATACAGTGCTACTTCACTTCCCCATACTTCGTCTACATGGGTCATTGCTTCGTTATGAATAACTTCGGCCATGCCGTGCGCTTGCTGGGCGTAAGGGTTACTACCGGCAGTTGGCCACTCGCCTGTTTCAACGTAGTCTTCGAGATACTTGTGCATTCGAGTGCCTACGCTTGCTGCTTCGGTTACAATTTCTTGTGCTTTCTTTTCGCCTACACGTTTGCGCCAGGCAATAAGCCCAGACTTATCTTTAGTAGCGTCAAGAATAGTTGTAACGCTAGCAACAGCGCCGCCGTCTGGCGTGAGGTATTTTCGCTTACCGTCTACGCTTTTTCTACTGATAGGCTTATAGTCGTATTTGTTAAGAATTAGGGTCATCTAAATTTTCAGTGCTAAAAAAATCCTCAGTATAAAAAGGATCTACATTGCTAAAAGGATCGTCTACAGCGTCTACTTCTTTAATCTCAGGTACGTAATGCATTAGCATATTTTCGATACCCATCTTAAGAGTCATAGTGCTGCCTGCGCATCCGCTACATGCTCCGCCAAGCTCAAGTAGTAAACGGCCGTCGTTGAATTCTAAAAATTCAATATTGCCGCCGTGGCCTGCCACAGCTGGTTTTACTCGTTCTTGAATAAGCTCTTTAATCTCAGTGATGATTTGTTCGTTGGTTCTGTTTTCATTCATAGTATAATATATAGCATAGTTATGCTATGATGTCAACGATCTTTTAAGAAAGTATTTAAACCTTTTTTTGCCATGTCTTTTACGGTGTTTTCAGCATCGCCTGGCTTGCTTTGATCTGCTGGGTCAGCAAGTTGTTCTTCAGTCTTGAGAATAATTTTATCTTTGTCAAATTCTTTTACAAGGTCTTTGATGCGATCATCTTGCTCGTACGCATTGTTAAAAGTGTCAAAGCTGAATTGCGGGGATCCAGCGTTTGTCATGATACGATTGATGTCTAAGTTAACTGCGCCTTGTACTGGCTTAGTGATTCCATCGAAGTGGAGGGCAACTGGCATATCTTTTTGATTAGCGCTGCCTTCCACTGTCTTCAAGATCTGAAAAAGTAGATCTGTGTTTTCACGCAGTAATTCTGCTATACGCATTACATACCGTCTTTTGCGTTATGGTTAGCAGGGTTAGTAACTCTTTTCTTTTGTTGGTGCTTCTGAGTACGACGCTCTTGATTTAACACTCCGCCAAGAGTGGTATCAGTAGCTCTTGGATCAGCTTTACCTGCTGCCTTAGCTCTACCTTTGCCGCCTCGTACTGCTTTTCTTTGCTGGGCAGTTTTCTTGTTGGCTACATAGTCAGACAAGTTACCTTCGCTCATGATAGCACCAAGTCTGCGACTACGCTCAATGCTTTCACGGCGTGTGCGGTCTGCTGGAGCATCTCCGCCTACTGCTGGAGCAGTAGCACCAAAGTCGTCATCAAGTTCTATATCTGCGTCGCCTACAGCAGGCTCGTCCATTGGCTCTTCTGCGCCCATTGGCTCTTCAATAGCTGTGCCAGGGTCTTTACCCATAATTACGTCTTGAGCTCTTAGCATTTCGCCGTGTGCTGCTTCCATTGCTGTGTAAAGATTTTCTAGAGCAGTGTTGACTATTTCGCCAAACTGCTGACTAGTGTCCGCGCCCATTTCGTCACGAACAATTTCTGTGTACTCTAGTACTTCGTCAGCTTTTAGATCGTTTGCTTTCTGCATCCAATTCTTAACATCGTCAATTACCTGACTTATGCCAACTACAAGCCGAGCTTTCATTTCTTCGCCTTCAACTAGCGGACGACGTGCTTCGATTTCAGCCTCAAGTATTTCAGCAAACAGTCTGTTCTTTTGATATTCGTCTTTATGAGTATAATCAAAGTTATTGCTCTCGACCATTCTGTTTATCTTAGAAACAAGTATTGTTCTCATGTTGACTAAATCGTTAAACGAGTAGTTTTCAAGAGTAACGTTAAGATTAAAACGCTCAACAAGATTCTGGTTAAGTTCTGCTGAGCTAGGCTTTTTATTCATATCTTTAATGTTCATGGTAATGTCCCAGTTTGTTAAAAGTATTTATCAATTTATAAGCAAATAATTTAATTCTTCAACTGCTCGATCAATTTTACTTTTGCCTATATCTAACCGATCCTGCATAGTTGACATGGTAATCTTGTTTGATGTACTTTTGCCTACGTGACTGTAAAATATACAATCATTATAGTTTTTTTCGATAACGCTGTCAAGAATTAATATTTGATCTAACGACTCAGTAAGACCTTTAGCGTATTGTCGAGCTATAGTCAATGCTGCTGTTTTTGAAAATGTTTTAGCTATAAACTTTTTATTATGGAAAACCTTGTACAAACATTTGTGCTCTGTTCTCACGCACGCTTTGCCCACATAGATACAGTTCCCTTTTACGTAAGGGAACATGGTGATGTCTAACGACTCAAAAAGTTCGTTTATATGGTGTATGGCTGTGTTCATTCCGCTTAACTAAAGTTGTCCCGTCCTTGTTAACTCTATTTACTAGGTCCTTGCGTTCAAGGTTAGTGAAAATGACTTGTTCTCGTTCAGTTAAGCTATTATACGGAACTTCGACTCCTAGCTTGCGTATCAACGCCTGCTCTTCGTTTGTCTTTTGTATTTCAAATCCGTATATTAGTTCGTTGATTTTCATTGTGGCTGTGTGCTGCCCATTGTTTGATTGTTAGGCTGCTGTTGTGTGTTTTGCTGCGACTGTTGTGGTTGCGGCTGTTGTGTGTTTTGCTGCTGTTGCTGCGGATTATTCTGTTGCTTCTGTGCTGCTGTTAATGATTGCTGAGCTGCTGTTACTGCTGCTCTCTTTGCCTGCATCTGCTGGCCTTGCATATCTCTAATTTTAGCTTGGTGATCCTGAAGCTCTTTACGAGCCAATGCCAGCTGGTTTTGCGCTGTTGTCATTGGGTTTTCGTTTTCGCTTAGTAGGTCGAGAATTTTCATCTTTTGTTCATACCTTGTGATAATCTTTTGCTAGCAGGGTTTACACGTTTTGTACGCTTTGCTCGTCGAGCCATTACCTTGCCAAGTCGAGCACGAGTAATTTTCATTTGTGCGCTGCGCTTTGCGTTAGGAGCAGCATGACAAGCAGTTGGTGAAGAAACAATACGTCCATGACGCTTGCCGCCTGAGCATCTATACTTGCGTACTAGTGCTTGCCCTTTTCTGCCCCAAATCTGTGTTGCTTCGTTCATTGCCTTATCCTAATTGAAATATCAATACAACAATCGTAGATAGTAAACCGGCCATTATTGTAGCGGTTGCACCTACTAGTGCTGATATTACTGTCTTATTACCTTTATTTACTGTTTCAGCTAAGCCTGCTAAAATTGTTTCGACCTTGGTCATTCTTGATTCTAAAACACTATATCTCTGAGCGCAAAGGTCGACGTGTGCTTCGAGATTTTCTTTCTCTAATGGGGTTGTATTAATACTCATAGTATTTCCCTCTTAATACAAATATAATGTATTTATTCTATTTGTTCGAAACTTATATTGGTTTCTTTGCGATCTTTAGTTAAAAAATAATTTTGTGCAAATTCAACAGTTTCGTCTAGCTCAGTAATAAACGGAACTAGATTAAAATCATTTATCAGCATGTCTATTGTAATGGCGTCTTCAATGTTTGGAGTAAAGTCGAAATACCATATTCTCTGCTGTCCCTGGTATTTGGATCCAAGCGCTGCTTGTTCTTGATCACTATACACCTTGATGTTTTCAGGATTAACTCGAAGTCCGATAGTCTGCATCACAGTGTCGTAGTTGTCTTGTTGATTAGACTCTTTATCGTTACGGCGTCTTACTCTAGTATGTGTAATGTCAACTAGTGTTCTAATTCTAAATCGCATGCATATATTTAAGTCATAAAAAAAGCGCCACTGTAAAAGTGACGCTTCTTTTTAAGTTATAACTGTTAACTATTAGGAAACAGTAATAGCAGTACCAAGTGCAGCAGCAGTATCAGTGCCAACACCATCGAAGCCAGCTAGGCGAGCAGCGATAGATGTAGCATCTACACCGTGACCGTCCATGATTACATGAATTACGCCAGTGTTAGCGTCAGCAGCAAAAGCCATTACTGGCTGAAGTTCACGAAGGATAAGATCGTAAAGGGAACCGTGTGCTGCGTCTACCGCACGTAGGTCAACTGCTGTGTTAGAACCGTTAGATGTGGAACGAACAGTAATAAGGAATGCTTTGTGCTGTGCTACAGCTTCTAGTGAACCAACAGCGTTAGCGCCGCCGTTAGCAGGGGTTACGTCATAAGTAGCCATTTTTAATTTCTCCTAAAATGTTTCAAGACTTTGAACAAATCTTGTTATTAGTATTTAGTCTTTTTTATAAAAATTATACTTTTGACTTACTTTTTATTGGACTTTTTTATACGAGCGTGTAGCACTTTTAGCTGTTGTATTGCCTGCGGTCCTGCTTTAACAAAATCATGTATCATTTCAATAACAGGCAAGTATGCTTCTATATAGCTAATAGGCACAGTGCCGCCTTTGAACGCACGCTCTACAAACCTAAACGCCATCATCATTTTTTGATTACCTACTAATAGTCTGTAGTATGATGCGTCCTTGGTATTACTAGAATCAAAATCTGCTCTCGAATGGGTTGGTTCATTATCAGTAACTGTGCTTACTTCTAGGTTATTACGTCCTGCCCAAGTAGAAAATTCTTCGATCAAATCACTAGAACGTAGCTTTGCTCTAGCAGCAAACAGCAGCTTTGTAATAATCTGCTTTCTCTGCTCAGTACCGATTGTAGTATAGTTGCTTAGCATTCTACGCATCTCAGAGTATTGTGACACATATTGTCCTAGGCTCTTTTGTATCTCGTAAAACACGTTGTCTGTACTTCTATAGGAAGTAGGGTTATGATACACTTTAGTTAAGTACGCATTTAATTGTGCGAGAGGTAGGTGTGTATCTCTTCTTAGCTTCTTAGCAGCGCCTGGATCTTTTAGTTTGTCCATTGCTGCGCTGTCGCCGTTGACAAAGTAGATAAAGTTATAAAAGTCTGTCTTGTCAAACTTAAAACGCTTGTACTGATTATTGTCAAGTGTCTTGTACAGATAGCTTTTCATAAAGTTTGTGTTGTCTACGTCGTACCGCATTACTTCGATCATACAAGTCATAATAAAGAGACGTTCGCAGCAATCAGTATAGGTAAGATCCTTTTGATCACCAGATGATCGTATCATCCTTGCTTCGTGTATCTCTTTTATAAAATCCATCATGCCAGGCCGCTTAGCTTCTTTATGCTGTCTAGCTCAGGTGATACAGACTCACGCTGTACAGATCTGTTGGCTGCTGTAAAGCCGCTACGGTCTACAAGTTTAATAGCGCCTTGGTTATGATCCATTACATATCCCTCGCCACCGTTGTTACCGTTAATGCTTGACTTAATAGCACTGTCGTGTGAGTCGAACTGTTTAATAATATCGTTCTTGACTCGCATAATTTCTTCAACTGATTGCCACATGTTTCTGAACGCTTGGCTGTGCTCAGTAATGTACTCTTGTATTCTTTGCTGCTTAGCCGGTGACACCTTGCTTGTCTGCATCCACTTTACAAAATCACTACCTAAGTTGTCAAGGCCTAAGTCAACTTTCTTGTTTAGATAAGTGTAAAAGATCATAGGCAGATCTTTCATCTTTAGTTCAGTTAGTCGTTGAACATTTAACATGTCGTCAATTGCTGCGCCGCTCTGTGTTACAAGAGATATAGCGTCTTTGACATGTGAATCATTTACGTTTGGCGCACGCTCAACAGTTACTGGTGGGAAGTACATCACTTCGCCTGCACTCATTTGATTTAAAATGCTTTGAGGCACAGCAGAGTCTTGACCGTCTGGGGTCATAAATCTGTGTACAACTACACCACTTTTACTAGAAGCAATCTGACTACCTATTTCGCTGTTAGCATCAACTGTGTAAGTTACAATGTTAGGTGTAAACACAAAGCTACCGTCCTGTTGCGGAGGTGTATCAAAGTAAAGTAGATCGCCTTTGAGAAAGCCGATTACATGCTTAGGAAAGCTACGCTCGTACAGTGTGAATAGCTGCGACATTTTGCCTGCGAACTCTTGTTGGCGTTGCGGATCTTTCTGTGCCGCTGGACGGCGCATGAACATATCGTTAACTGCTTGCGCAGTTTTCGGCTTACCGTCGTATCCTTTAGCACCAAAGCCGCTTTTGTCAGTAAGTACAAACTCGCCGTCTTCGTTGCGTCCAAAGATAATAGCAGGCGACCCGTCCCATTTAATTGTAACGTCTTTGTGCTTGCCTTCTTCCATACTTTTTAGTGCTTCGAGCGCACGAAGCGCACCTTTAGAACCTTCCCAAAAGATCAAGTCCTCTGCGTGTTGAATACGAGCCTCGGCTCCTTCGTTTAGCTGAGTCGTTCCTTCGAACAGTTCGATCATTTTCATTAGATTGGGTTCCCTGGTGATCCAAACGGAGCGTCTGGAGCATCTGGTCTTACAAACTTATTATTATGATTTATTAATTCTTGCTTCTTAACTCGAAGTACGTCTATCAAATACTGTGCTTCCTCAGTAGATCGAACTTTCTTTTGCGCAAGGATGTCAAGGAACTTTTTCTCTACTTTAGCCAAGTCCTCAACGCTGTTTACATTTTGGATTAGACCTTCGAGCCTTTCACGAGCGCTACCTGACTTAGGAAGCTTTTCGATAAAATCAACTGGGTCAAACGGTTTCGGCTCCGGGTCCGCACCTTTAAACATTTTGCTTGCTGCGTCGGCAGCTTTCTTAGCAAACTTCAATGGATTTTCGTCTATTTTTTGTACGCCAGCTAGCTCACGCAAGCGACTAATATCTTTACCTTCTGGCAATGTTTTTCCCCTTTTTTCAAATGTAGCTCTAGCATCTGCTGTTAACTCTTGATAGTCAACACGAGTACGCAGCTTTGTTAAAATAGTTTCTACACTTTCTAAGTCATCTGGCTGACCGTTTGGTCCTAGCAAGTGCTGTGCGATTTCCTGCGGGTTGCGAGTAATCACTTGATTATTCATACGATCAATAAGACCTTGCGCTGGGCTCCATTTAAAGCCTTGTGCAGTAGCAATGCTGCTCATTAAGATTTGACGGTCAGCGCCAGCAAACGCAGTAGCATCGTTTGAACCTGCCATACTCCACTTCATCCATTCCGGATCGCCAAACATTAGATCAGTTTGTACAAAGCCTTTGTTTTCATCACCACGGATGGGCGTTAGGAAGTGTACGCTAATACCTGTCTTGCGTATCCAAGCTTTTGGATCTTTGCCGTTCTGGGTACACCACGCTGCTAGCTTTTGTACTAGCTCGTCTTTGCTTACATCTTGTTGGTTAACTGCTACGTCAAGGTCTCCGCTTGTTTCTTTACGACCTGTACTTCCTAGCATAAAGTCTTCGTGTGGAAGATTTGTAATTTTTTCTAACCAACGTAGTGTTGGTACTACGTCTGCTCGGTCAATGCGCTGTGTAAGGATAGTACCTTCAGCATCTTTAAAAATATTGCCGCCTTCATTTAGGATCGTCATTTTTAGTTTCCTTAATAATTCGTTTTAAGCTTCTACTAAACTTGTCAGTATCGCCAGTACGCAAAGCGTTAATAAACTTTTTCTCAATCTTCATGCTTGTGTCAGGACCGTACTGCTTGTCAACTCTAGTCATTAAGTTGACAACACTTTCTAAAATGTTAGTAGCAGATCCTTCAATCATGAAGTCAGGGTCATAATTTCTATAGTTCTGTAGTTCTTCTAAAATTGATCTAGTTTTCTTGCGCATAGTGTTATTATTTAGCCTTGAGATATAAATACTTTTGGGAAAGAGAGGGCCCATCTTATGAATATGAAATCACTTCGTGTCTCCGGACGGGGACACATTCTGGCCAAGCTATCTGAGTTTGTTTACGAAGATCCAGCTGAAGCTAAAAAACTTGTTAAAGAATTTGGTTTTCACACACTTGAGTTTTACAGCAGAGACGGTGCCCAGGCGTATCGCTTTGAAAGTGACACTGATGTAGTGTTTGTTTGTCGAGGTACTGAGCCTGGCAACTGGAACGATATGCTTGCTGATCTCGACGCACGAAAAGAAGACAGCGAAACTGTTGGTAAAGTACACAAAGGATTCAAGCGTGAGTCTGATGACATCTGGGAAATGATATACGAGGACCTAGTAGCGCTAAATGACGACAAGCGCAACTTGTGGTTTACAGGTCACAGCCTCGGCGCTGCTATGATTACTATTATGGCAAGTCGTGCTTGGGAAGATGACGCATTGCCTGACCCAGTTGAGCTACACACTTTTGGTTCTCCTAGAGCAGGCGACGCTAAGTTTGCTAACAGCATGGCAGGCAAGACACACTATCGTTGGGTTAACAATAATGATGTTGTTACTATGGTTCCGCCGGCACTGTTAGGCTTCAAGCACGCAGGTACTGAGAAGTATATTAATAGTGACGGTGTTGTTGTAAACGTAGGCTTTTGGAAAAAGCTTATGGACCGCTGGAATGGCCTAGTGGGTAACAAACTAGACATGATAAACGATCATACTTGTAGTCTATACGCAAAGCATTGTAAGGCTAACTAGTAATATAACTGTAACTTATGCGGTTTGCGCAAAGATCGTTTGTTTTAAAAGGGGCTATTAAAGCCCCTTTTTTGTGTTATAGTATATGTAAATAGAGTTAGTAAAAACATTTTCTTTCTCATTTACTAAACTAAAACATACACAAGGACTACTAAGATGTTTAATTTGCGCAAGTTTGTTCGTTCTCGACAGAACAATCATATCAACGAATTTATTCGTGCTGAATACAAAAGTGAACTACGTTCACTCACTGACAACGGCGTTAGCCAAACTGTTGCGATTACTGGGATTCGCAACCGCTTAGGACTTTAATGCTATACTTTATCAACTACATTGTATCTTTATTTGAACTACCTAAAGATGCGTCTTTAACTTACTATGACATTGGAACTGACACAGATGCTTAACTTCATCAAATCACTATTTGACAATCGCTCAGACGAAGAGCGTTATCTTTCTCGTGCTCATGATATATACGATCTTGAGAACAGACAAAGGATGCTAAACCGTGGCGACGCACCCTTTCAAAAATACAACAAACTAACCTTAGACGTATGGAATCATAACTAATGAAATCATTTTGGAAAGGCGTAGGCGCTGCGATGCAACGAGCTGGCGAAGCAAGAGCACGCAGGGCACTTGCTCCGTATCAACACTTACTAAATCAACACAACATTGACGTAGAATTTAACTACAACAAGGACAAGAAAAAAGGAGCTTAATAGCTCCTTTTTTTATAGGTATTGTTTCCAAGTTTCGTGTTTCAATTCAAACGCCATTAGCTTTCTCTTACGCACTAGATCGTAATAGTCAGGGGCGTAAGGCAAACGATTTGGCCTAATGTCTGTACGTGCGCCTTTTTTCACGTTACAGGCTTTACACGCTGTTACGATGTTTGTCCAATTGGTCTTGCCGCCTTTGGACACAGGCTGTACATGATCAATAGTTAGCTCCTTTTTAGGAAGACGATCGTCACAGTACTGACAAGAGTACAGGTCACGCAGATACACGTTGCTCTTAGAGAAGCGAGGCATAGCTTTACGCTTCATCATATCCTTTAGCATGATAACCGCAGGTACACGAGTCTCCCAGCTTGGAGAGCTTACAATCCAATCATCATACCATTCAAGCACTGCGCACTTGTCAAGGCACATGTATGTGATTGCTTCCTTCCACTCAACAACACTTAGTGGTAAGTATGATACTGGTCTAGCGTCTGTGTTAAGTACAAGAACGTCAGGCATTGGTTGTGTTTCCTAAAAAGAAATATTTAATGCTTTTATAATACACTAAATTTATGAAAACTACAACCCCAATCCTACAAAATAAGTGTACATATCACGTATGCTTGTCGTGCCTAGTTTGCCTGCTTGCTGACTCTTAGTTACTGGCAGGTCATAGTTTTGACTGTGAAATGCTTTTTGCCATTTAGAACCGTTTGGAGCAAACTGAAACGCTTGCATGATAGCTGCTTGTACTGCTGGCTTATATGTTTCTATGTTAGGAAACTTTTCTAGCATACGATAGCTTTTTGCCCACTCGGGATAAACTGCTATCTGCTGGTCTAGTGATGCTGCTTTGAATTCATCAGCAGTCATGCCCGCCATTGGGAAATGACTCTTGTGTATCTGCGTAGCACCGTAGTGATTTCCACTAGGTGATACTGCTGTTGATTTGAAATTGGATTCTGTCTTAACAATAGCACGCAGCGCCTTTGGTGATATACCTAAGTCCTTGGCAGCTCTAGCAATAGCTGCTTGTACAACGTCTGGTCGTTGCTTGGGCATCGGAGGTGCGTTGCGTCTTGCTACTTCGGTGTTACCGTCGCCACGTCCTGAGCTTTGTGCTGCTTTTGCTGTAGACGATGCTACTACAGCATCCATTGCGTCTCTTGCGTCTTGCGGGTAAGTGTCTTTCTTCTTGAACGGGTTCCACCAGTCTTCGTTTATTAGTTCATTTATTTTCATTTTAGCTTTACCTTACCTCGGGAAAATACAAACGCAAACAGTTTAGCTAGACCACCTGCTTTTTTAATTGCCTTGCTACTCATAGCATAACCTTTGGCTAGCATATTGTAAGCAGATCGATCTTTGTATACAAAATATTTTATGTTGAACTTGTCAGCGTAGTCTCTTGCTATCTCTTCTGCTTTGATCAAATGACTTGCTGGCTTGCCGTTTTCCGTTGGCATATTGAAATGTATTTCTTTTATGTATTTGTGCCAGTCATCAACAAATTGACTCTTAAAATACATTCTATGCTCTGCTTCGTCTATAAACGACATACCGCTAGGAGTTTGCGAAGCTGTTTTCGCTGGTTCTAATTTTTTGGTTTTTTTGTCGTACGTACCGTAAACAAATGCTTGGCTGTACTTTGCTCCACGTATCTGTCTCATTTTGTTTACGTCAAGAACCATAGTTACTCCACCGTCCTTCATGCTTCGTTGATATACGTTGTTCTTGCCTCGACCTAGACTGATAAAGCCTTCATAGTTTGCGAAGCGTGGGTCAAAGTCGTTACCTTTGGTATGGAAGTTGGTCATTAAGAAGTTAGCTTTAGCAATGATTGTAAATGCGTCATGGTCAGTAGTGCGAAGTGCCCACTGCCCTATGTTACTGCGGCTTTGTCCAACTTGTCTTTGCTTTTGTAGCGGAGTTAATTCTTTAGGTTCAGCTGGCTCTATGTTTCTTGACTTATACGTAGCGTCATCAACGAATTCGCCCTCATCGTCAAACTGTATGCCACTTAGTCCTGGTATGTTATTCAAATCGTTTATCTGCTGTATTATTTTCTTAGCTTCGTCGCGGTTGTCTTCGCTTACGATATCTTTAATTCTCATTTGTCATACCTTGTTTAAAAACTTCTGCTTCTTTGGTTCTGCGTTTTACTAGACCGCTTAACACTTTACCGCCGGCTTTGCGATATTGAGGTATCTTAGCTAATATAGTTGCGTCGTCCCTTGTGCCGTTAGCTGTAAGTTGGTTTATGCTACCAATGTTATAGGCAAAACTAATTAGTGCTGCTACTTGTTTACTGCTCCAATTGTAGTTGCCTTTTTTCATAATACCTAGCACGTTTTGTTGAGCTTGTTTCATTTCTTGTTTAAGCCTGCGCATAGCTTCCGGCTTATCGATCACTTCATTTTTGCTTTTTGCCTTTGAACCGTACCCGATTGAATACTGCTTATAATCCCAGTATGCTTTAGAATAATAACCTTCAAACTCTTTTATCAAAGTCGCTGCTATGTCTATTGCGTCGCCTGACACATCATTAGACTTACTTACTAGATCTAAGCCTACCGACGGATCACCGAAAAATCCCACTTGACTATCAGGATCAAGTGTTTTTACAGAAGCAACACCGAGTGCGTTGCGTGTGTCAGGCCCTACTATGCCATCAACTTGTAAGTTATTGTCTGTTTGGAATTTGCGCACTGCTGCTTCGGTTCGAGGACCGTACTTGCCATCAACGCCCGTTGGGCCTACATCATATCCCTTGCGCTGTAGCGCAGTTTGTACTTTTTTAACTGCGCTAGCTTCGTTAGGATTATAACTGCCCGTATTCTTAAGCAAAGGTGATTCATTTACTAGCTCACGTATCTTCATTACCTTATCCTGTATTGGTTTCCGACGGGCCGTTTTCGTTGCCGTACTGCTGACTTTTTAATTTGCCTTTAACCGGAACACGCTTGCCGTCAGCGTTTAGATAAGTTTTAGGCTTGCCTTTTGATGTGCGAGACACAAGTCCCTGTGACTTACAGCTGGCTAAGTCGCTTGCTCCCATCTTAGACGGAGGAGTGTCGTTACAGTATGCTTTGTCTGTCTTTTCAATAATATCACGTATTTTCATAATATTATTTATCTGTACTTGTCTGCTGCACTTGAACTTGATTCGTGATCCGGACATAATTTAAACGTTAACGCAGTTCTCGGACCACGTGTAGTGTTTAACGATACGACTCCAGTCTTTTCGTGATATTCGATCTTAGTGATCTTGGCACGCTCGTTATTCTTGCCAACTAGTATTTCTTGGCCTAATTCTAAATCTAGGGAAAGTTTTTTAAGAGTCATAAGTTTGTCCTCCTTGTGCTCTATAGGTATTTAGCGTTGAGAAAATGGTTGACATCTAAAATAGTGATGCTATAGTAAATACAGTTAGCAAATACACAAAGAGGACTACACATGTTTACCATTGGAATTTTTGAACTTTCGCTTTTTGTTATTCTAATTGCTGTCGGCTACTTTGTTGGCCGAGCAGAAGGTCGTAAATCAGGCATCGAAGATGCTGTGATGCGACTAGTTGAAAGCAATTTCCTCAAGTACCGCGAAGGCATCGACGGTAGTCTTGAGTTTGTTACTCATACAGAAAAGTAAGTAGCTAAATAGTTACATACAGGAGTATGTAATGAAAGCTACAGACATAGTACGTTCAGTACTTGACGTTATTGATCGCTTAGAAACGCAGGAAGAGCAGCCGACAGAAGTCGAAGCTGCTTCTCCTTGTGACGCAGAGCCAAGTCGATTTAAACAGATATTTTCTCTGCTTAATGATCCTAATAGAGGTTATGACAATTCTCCAGACGAACACGTTGCGCCGGTATCGGCAGTAACAGTTCACGCTGGCGGCGGGGTTAACGGTCCTAAGCACTCAGCTGACATTAGAGTAAAAGACCCAGGAGCATACAATGGCAGCTAACGGTATCTCAACACTAGCAAACAAAAAACTAAGACAAGAAGCAAAACTCGCACAAGCTAACGCAGACAGAGCAGCTCGCAATGTAGTAGAGCCAGGTCGCTACGCAGATGTCACAGCAGACATTAACCAACTACCTACCAAGTACGACACAGACAATAGTCTAATAGACAATGCCAATACCGGTGGGCTAAAAATCGGTAGACCGTGGGCAACATAATATGCCTAACCTAAATCCAAACTCAACCAACTATGTTCATAGCTCGGAGCCAAACACCAACGACTTGGTTCAAGCTATGGACTACAATGCTGTAGGACAGCCTGTGATTAGAACCATTGGCGGTGACTTGTACAACAGCATTAACTTGCCCGCTGGTTTTGGGGAGATACACAAGTTCGGCGCTGTTCCTGCTATGAGTCAAAATACAAACGGCACTATCTGGGATGAGAATGACACTGTTTATCCTTGGAATACTATTGACTCTAACAGTGTGCTGACTGTGACTGTGGTTGAGCCAAATAACGAAGCAAATGTTAGTACTGCCCACAATGGCGATACAGTAGAGATACAAGGGTTGGACAGCAACTACGAATTACAAACAGAAACAGTTACTATATCAGGATCAAGTGCTACTACAACCAACAACTTCAAACGAGTGTTTAGAGCAAGTTATTCTTGTACTGATAGCTTTGAACCAAACTCAGAACGCATCTTAATCAAGTCAGGCACAACCACAGTAGCAAAGATACTAGAAGATATTGGTCAAACCTTAATGAGTATCTATACTGTACCAGCAGGCAAGACAGGTTTCCTAATGCGACTTGACGTCACCGCACAGGGCACAGCAACAGGCAGTTTCAAACTGTTTGCCCGTCCAGGAGGTGTAGGTTCTTTCCAAGTCAAACACATTGCTGAAGTAAATGGTGTGGGCGGACCATATCAGTTAGAATATCCTATACCTCAATCATTCCCAGAGAAGACAGACATTGATGCTCGTATGCATACTCTGTCTAACAACGGCAGATACACTTGTACATTTGACATCCTGCTCGTCGACAATACCTAAAATCTTATAAATACTATTACAAACTGTGGTCAACCCGCAATGAAAGGTGGTTGGAGGGACAGGATCCCTGTGAGGAGAGAGCTATGGCTGTAGGTCGCATATCAGGACCGTTGTTAAAATCTAATCTGCTACGTAATGGCGTAGATCTTGCTGTAGAAACAGATCTCCTTTACTTTGATGTTACTAATTCTAGACTAGGGGTAAAAACAACTTCCCCAGGATATGATTTACACGTAGCTGGCACACTTTTTGCGACTAATCTAACATCTGATCAAATCACTGTTGATAATTTACAGTTAGACGGATCTACATTATCATCTGTTGTAGGTGACCTAATTTTACAACCTACTACAGGATCAGATCAAGTTACAGTAAGTGGCAATATGGAAGTTACTGGCGACCTTACCATTGGCGGAAGTATTACATTAGGTGACGCAGATACTGATGGTATAACACTAGATGCAGAAATCACAAGTGATATTGTGCCTGATGCTTCGGCGACTTATAATCTTGGATCTGCTACTAAAAATTGGAACACAATTTGGGTAAGTTCTATTGATAGTGAAACTGAAGTTGTATCATTTGATACAAACGGTGCAATTACTTTACCTGTAGGCACTACAGCCCAAAGACCTAGTTCACTAGCTCAAGGTATGATTAGATACAATACTGATGATGCTAGATTCGAAGCTTACAATGGCACTGTGTGGACTGGAATTGGTGGTGTAATAGATACTGATCAAGATACCTATATTACTGCTGAACAAACCGCCGACGACGATATTTTACGTTTTTACACAGCTGGTGCTGAAAGATTAACTCTTTCAGCTACCGGACAAATTACAGCAGGCGCAGGGTATGTGCCTTCAGCAAATCAAGATCTTGTAACAAAAATTTATGTAGAAAACAACTTTGCCGGTAGTGGTACTGAAATAGACTTATTAGCAGGCACTCCAACAGATAATAGTTGGCTAGACGGTGCATACTTAGGTTTTACAGCTACAGATCTTGTTACAGACGTTTTAGATGGTTTAAACGAAGCAATTGACAATGTTAGAACCAATACATTTGTGCGCAGTGTATCATTTACAGGATCGCCCACAGCTGGCGGTGAAGGCACCACAGTAACACTGTCTCTAACTGTTGACGGTAATTCTAACCGTTATGACATTACATGGGGCGACGGTAGCGTCACTACAGGTACTACAGATTCTACACCAAGTCACACTTATACAAGCAATGCAGGCAGTCCTTACACAGTAACAGTAAGAGCTTATAATAATAATGCTACGTCGGGCACTACAGGAAGTGAAGCATCTGCTACAAATACTGATTACATAATTATCTACACAGCAGACCCTGTTGCTGCTTTTGCTCTATATAGAAACGCCTCAGGTGGCAGTAGTTTATCAGGTAATAATCTGTATGTAATTGAAAATAACGATTTGTATATGGAAAATTTAACTACAAATACCACAATGGCTGATGTTACATATACATTTAATTGGGGTGATGGTACTAGTTTAGATAATGTTGCTAATGATTCAGCAGCCGGCGGTGTATCTGGATCCCGTTTACAACACACTTGGGCCGGTGGCACTAGCACCGGCACTGGTAGAGATACTCTTACTCTTACCCTAGCCAGTCATACAACTGCTAATCCGGCGGTTATACCCACTTCTGCTACAAAACAATTGAAAGTTTATGATCCTGCTATATCAGCTCCAAACGGACTAAGCACAAAAACTATAAGTTTTACTGGCAGTGTTGGTACTAGTCCTCTACTTGCTAGTGGTGCAACAGATAACACCAGCGCTACTACATTATCTGCAGGGGATAGTGTAAGCAGAACAACTAGTACAAGTGGTACTATTCAATCCTCAGTAATATCAACATACTCATATGATGCAGATGCTGGTATCCTTACTGCAAATGTAAACGGAAGTGCAGATGGTGCTGTAACATTTGATGGCACTGATAACAGTGGTACCTATACCAGTTTAGTCGTCACAGATGAAGAAGACTATAATTTACTAAATGCAAGTGGAAGTTCTATAAGTTTTGCAACTAGTATATATCATCCAGGTTTGTATACTGGATTCAAAGCACAAGTTTCAAAAGCTGCGGCAGGAGTAGCGGTTGGCATTAACAGTTATCAATTAAGTCATAGCACAACAGGTTCCACTAACAAAATCGAATTTGTTAAAGACGACGTCACAGCAACGCCAACGTTAGCGGCCGGAACACTAGCTGAAAACGTAGCAGGCACATATCGTTATATTAGCGGTGTGCCTTATTACAACACAGGAAATCCTAGTCTGACTCTCTCGGGTGTAACTTTAAATAATTTTATAGGGCAAACTTATAGAAATACAATGCAAGTTGTGCAAGTAGTAAGCGGAACAAATTACGAAGGTACTAGTCAAAATGCTATATCGGGACAAAGTTTTACTTACGCTGATATAGACGGAACAGTAAGTTATCTCACAGGCGGAATTCCAAATGCAAACACTAGCAACGGTACGCCATATGCTATAGGTGATTTAACCATTGCTCTAACATCTTCTAGTGTAAGAACTATAGAAACAATTACTTCTAGAGCTTATAATGTAAACGGCTCAGGTAGTTATTCCAGTCAAACAGAAAAAATAGCAGTACACACAGCATCACAATCAGGTATAAGCGAAATTGCAATCGATGTAAGTGGTAGCTTAGGTGCAACATATTCAGATGACGCTGTGCGCATATTTGACTTTAATGCTGATACAACTGACAATCCTACATTCAATAGCGCTACAAATTTTTATACTAACAATCCTTACACAGAAGCAAGTGATCCCGGTGTGGTAGGCACAAAAGAAGCAACTATTAGAGTAGGTGTATTAGAGCACAATGTAAACGACTATAGCACAGGTTACCTTCCGGTAGGGCCTAATAGAAGCAGCGATACTGGTACACAATATTTTACAATGGCATTTAGAAGAACAACTGTAGCTAACTTTAATATTAATATTACAAGTACAACAGGCATTAGTGGTCTTTGGATAGCTGCACCCGGCACTGCAATCGACAGTGCAAGTAGTATCAACGGTTGGTTAGATACCGGCATTCAGTATGCAGGCAGCGGCGTTCCAGGTGCAAATACAGGAGCAGGTGGTAACGGATCTAATGGATGTGCATCAACAGGTGGCGATATAATAGGTACAGGTGTTTCACTAAGTGGATCTTATACACAAACACTAGGTACAGAGAATATGACCAATGCAACCGGTAATGTAGTGTTAGTGCGAATAGCTTTAGCTGCAAATGAAAAAGTTACAGCGTTGAGTATATCATAAGGGATAAAGATGGCAATTACAGACACACAGAAAATTGATTACCTTTGGAAGAAACTAGGTTACGGAGTTTCTAAAACTGATCAAAATTCTATAAAAAATGCTACCAACGAAAGTATTGCAAGTCCTTTATTAATACGTGGTGATAAAATTTGGACTGAAGCAGCAACTATACCTAGCGTTATTCCGTCGTCTAGTAGCCTTACAGTTGAAATTTATAACGATACCGGTAACGGTTTGCAAACTATAGAAACTACTAATGATGCAACAGCTACAGCTAATAGAACATGGAAGACAGGAATTACAGATTGGATACCTCCTGAATTTGGTAGTACATATCAAGTTAAGGTATATATAGACTCTGCAGGTGCAGCAAATCCTCAAAGCTCAGGTTCACAGATTTTTGCTGCTGGTAGCGGCAATGATGATCAGTGGTTTTTTGATTACCAAAGTGGAGTACTACACTTTATTGGTAATAATTTACCAAGCGGTATATCCGGAAATGTAATTTATGTTTCAGGCGCAAGATATAAAGGTGCGTTTGGCACATCAGTACCTGGTGCAATTACCGAAGGTGACTTACAGGGATCTGTATTTGGAGATGACTC